AGAAGTTGGTGACACGCAAAGGCACTGGTGATGTAGGATTTACCTACACCTCGAAAAGCCTCAATGACTAATCGACGGGGACCATGCTGAATATACCGTGCCATGTCATATTGCACAGGTGTTGGTTCAGGTAGCTGTAGATGGTCCCATGTCATCCAAAGGAAATTCTTAAAGGAATGTAGCTTATTCTTCTTCATAGTGTAGTCATTGCACCAGTGTAACGATAACGCCCCTCAGAGAGGCTCACAGAGCGTCTGAGAGGCATGTTCGTTTAGTGTCGGGAATCTCCCATTAGCTGTTCTTCTAGCTCCTCATCCTCATCGAATGGAAGGTTATTTAAAAGAAGCTGAATGGGGTTATCGTTGGTTGGGACTGCCTCGATTCCATTATCTTTCAGGAACCTCACGGCAACCCCTAAGTCTGCTGATTTGGCCTCCCCGTTTTTGATTTTTTCGAGGAGGGTTGTCGCAACTGCTGTGTGTAGCGTTGCTAATAAATCTTCGTCCATACTAACTCCGTTTTGGTTGTTTCTTACGGTTTGCAGTTCTACTGGTTATGGAGAGATTAGAAGGGCTGTTATTGTTAGGGTTCATGTCCTTATGGTGGACTTCGCGCTTGTCCCCTACGGCCAACCCCTTGTCGCGTCTGGCTTTATTCCGATTACCACGCCTTTTCCGTTGTTCTGGTTTACCGTGGTAGTCATCGTATTCCTTACGATAGTCTCTAGCCATCTGAAGTCGCCACACCAACTAGCCCTGCTCCCGCCATACTTACAGCGATAATGGAGTTAGTCAGTTCAGGTGATATTGTCAGGCCCATAGCACCGAAGAACATAATGATTCCTCTAATGGTGCTTGGTTCCTTGAGTCTTGCTAATATAAATTCAAGCATGTGTTCTCCTATGGAACTAGAAGCGCGAGGGTCTGGCCGACCCCCAAAGTCTTCATCACGATTATTAAGATGGCACCGAATGCCGTGTATTTGATTTGTTGCAAACATGTTTTGATTTCGTTGAGAGACTCGTGGAGTAGGGCAGATGTCTTATGGACTTCTTTAATTTCGACTTCGTGTTCAGCCATCTGCCACTCCAGTTTTGTTAAGCGACCCTCCAAGTAACATGTCTCTTTCATTTTGTGGTATTCAGGTTCCACACTAATTCTCTCCTCCTATTGAAATGATGGTCCGTGAACCCAACCGACTACGGCCAGCCGGGTTCCTTTAGTAACTGGAGTAACCTGATGCCATACCCACGAGGGGAAGACAATCAGTGCCCCTTTTTCTTTAAACTCTGGTTGTAGGGGTTCTTTCATAAACTGTAATTCTCCACCCTCATAATCTTCTGGGGAGGACAATTGGAGGGTGAACCCTAATTTTCTAGTGGGTCTTATCCTCGTCACATCTGTATGCCATACAAACTGGCCTCCCTCTTCATATTTGAGTAGTCCCGTGGCATCATCTACATCATCAGTACCATCGAGGTCAAAGTTCCAAGTATCACGATTTAGTTGAGCTACGATGTTCAGTAGTTGAGTTAAAGGTGTCCCGTCCGGTTTTATAGGTAATGGTTGTTGGGTAGAAGTACGGTCTGAATTATCATGGGGCACGGAATCGTGGTCCTTAAAATACACAACGCGACTTGCTTCCCAATCATCTGTGATGCTATTAACTATGGAATCTATATAAGCATCGTCATCTACCTTATACCATGCACACGGCTCCACGATTCGGGGGTTTCCTGTCGGTCTACATCTCACTTAGACATCACCGACTTCGCAAGAAACCGCATGTGTTGGTCTTTTAGTTGCCTCTTTGTATAAGGTAAGTCTTCACCAAAGATTATCTTTAAGGCGGTATACTTAGACTGTATGATGGTCTCCACGCTGTCTCGTTCAAAGATATTGAATGTACCTTTAACGCCTGTCCAATAGTTGCTCCCAATAGACGCATTGTGAGTATGCACGGACCCCGGTAGCGCATCTAAGAATCGCTGTTTATGGTAAGGGTCTGTTTCGCAGAGTTGTTTAATGATGTCTCTCCACGCAGATAAGTGCCGTGCTTCATCCTTCATAATCTTGTTAAATATCCAAGTGAGGTCTTCAGACTCGACCTTCTCCGAGATACACTTATATAACTGGGTATTCACACACTCAGATAAACACAAGGATATTAGGAGTCCGTAACAGTCCCAGTCATTAGGATTCTGTACGTCCTTAACATACTCTGTACCAAAAGAGCGGTGATTTTGGCTCTCAATGTACTTAGGATTTATCAGTTGGGCGATAGTCATACCATGTCTAAATTCTTCAGCGACAATGATATTGAAATACTCATAGGCGGTATAGAAATCCGCGATTCTGTCCTGGGATTCCTTATCTAACAATCGATACATGAGAATTTGGGCACCAATACCAGTCATCTCACCGCATCCTACTGCCCAAATGTTCCTGATACACTCTCTGTCTTCGTCGTTTATCTCGAAGTCAAAGTTATAGTTATTCACACTCCATCTGTTCTCATCGGACAGGCAAGAGTACTTAGTAATTAATTTTAAGTTATGCATTTACCCACCACTGTTGAGTACACACCGCCCATACCAGCGGCATTAACCAGAAAGTTACGCCCTCTTGGAGGTGTATCTTGATTAATAAACTGAGTAGATGGTGTTGTGTTGTTCTTTATTCCTGATATAAGGCCACGTTTGAAATCATTAAGCATCATATCAATTTCTATTGCGCCTGAAGCCCCCATAGTATGCCCAATCCTGGGTTTATAGGAGGTCACAAGGTTGCCCTCTCCACATACGGAGATAATGGCCTCCTTTTCGGCTGAGTTGTTTAGTTTTGTCCCGGTCCCGTGGGACTTAATGACATCAATTGCACCACCCTTTAGGCGAGCCTCATTGAGTGCCTCCGTCATAGTCCTTTTGTACCCTTCTGCTTTACATCCCAAGGGGTTTAAGGTCGCATGTAACCTATTAGAGGTCCCTAATATTTCGGCTACTGGGTCAAGGCACACATCTTCTGATTCAATCACCAAGAATCCCACACCGGCACCCACAAGGAATCCCCCGTGGGTATCATCAAACGCTGATGGAAGTTGTCCACTCTCGTAAGCCTCCTTCGAAATAGAGGCTTTCAGTCCATTGAAGACTTCAAGCACACAACTACTAATTTGGTCATCCCATCCCAGGATTAAGGCTCTCTCGATGACCCCTGCTTTGATTAGGTGCTTTGCGTCTTCGATGCATTTAAGACTAGAGGCACACGCTGTTGCGTCTGTCGCTAGGTAATCCTGTATGCCCAACCGCTTGGCAACCATCCCAGCTTGGATAGTCACTAATTGTAAGAACCCTATACGAGTTCCATAATCAGGTTCTGCTAGAACCATCGTTCTGCCTGTTCCAGCCCACTCAGAAGTTCCTGAGGCTACTAATAGCCCAGTCCGTCCCACACCAGCTACATCATTGAGTTGAGGATACTTTTTTATCAACGCATCAATCATGTTCTGGGTGGGAAGGCGTAACCCGGTTTGTGTTCTTTTAAAGAACGCCTCAATCTGATGGACGTAAGAAGGGTATTGGGAGTCATTTCGGAATGAGGTTTCGTTAGTAGTGATGGACCCACTTTCCTTTATGAAAATCCTCATCGGTCTTCAAAGAATTCATCGAATGCTTCTCCATAAGATAGCCGTCTGGTATCCCATTGCAACAGAAAATCCACGGCTGTCCTAAGTTGCACATCTCCTAGTACTTCAAGATTCTTGAATGCTTCTTTGTCTATACCGAATAAATCTCCTAAGTGCATATAGAGCATCATATATTCTAGTGAGTCTATGCCCATCGCGGATAATACTAAAGTCTCTTCAGTTATCCGTTTGAAATTAGGAGAGTTGATTACGGCTAACTCTTCTTCCGATATGAGGTTTATTAAATCCTTAACTTCTTCTCGATTCATCCATGACCCCCGTTATCAATCTATGTTAATTAAAGTCTGACTAAAACCATCGTGGTCAACAGTATTAACCACCTGGTCCCCCGCCAATGCGTACAGCCAAGCACTAGCAATATCATCTTGTACTTCCACAACCTCCACGCCTTCTGGGTAGGGGGTGGATTGACAAGTTCCTTCTGCAATATCTACATAAAACATTTGTTACTCCTGACTATCTATGAGCAAATAATCGACGGCATCTGTTACCGATGCGGAATTAATGGGGCCTTCCCCCAGGAATGTAAATCCCTTTCCTTTCTGGTACAGTCCCATCATAGCTACATCTACATCTTCGAATTCCGAGGTGAACGTAGCTGTCCCACCTTCCCATCCACCGTTCTCGGGGTCAGTCCAAGGTCTGGTATGTTGTCGGTCCATGTGTGGCCCTTCTATAGTTACCAGCCCCAGATATATCTCACCCTCTTCAGGTTCACCCTCAAGTTCAACCAACTTGGGGTTTAAGGGGTCCCCCACACCAAACAAATCCGCACACCAAGCAATAACTCCGTCAGAAAAAATACGACTAGGTTCCGGCTCCCAAAAAATGGTGAACCCGTATTCCTGTCCACCACTGATAAACTTCTGTAAGAACGTATCCGCAGTGACTTCAGGATACTTACACCTATAATACGCCATTAGAACTTGAGCAACATCAGTATTAAGATAGTCAAATACCTTACCTGATAACTTGGCTCGCGCTTCTTGGTTTTCCTTTAAAACTGTAATTAAATCCATTATCTTCTCTAGTTATTGAGTTGGAAATTAAGATAGACGGTCAGGTTGCAGGGTCCGCCGTTAGCATTGACGGAAGGACCGTGTAAGTTAAGGTATGACTGAGTGACTCGTTGTCCGTTAAGAGAGAAAGAAGTATGATTGCCTTGACTGTCAGTGGCTTTCGAGGAATTCAGGTAATACCAAGCCCCGCCAAGCAACATACGAAATTCAGAAGACTTGAAGGAAGCGGGAGATGCGTTGTAGTTCTGGTGACTCCAGTTGCTACCACCTGTTATCTGCCAAAACCCCCTTTTATGACCGGCTGCCCCTTGAATATAATTCCCAAAGGAATGCGACGCGGAAACCGTCTGCCCCTGTTGCACCGTAACAGTACTGTTTGCTGCCCATGTACCGGTAGAGCCGCTTTGCTGTGTGACCGAACCAGGGGCACCAGTAGGACCAGTAGGCCCTGTTCCCCCAGTAGGCCCTGTTCCCCCATTAGAACCTGCCGACCCGGTGGGACCAGTAGGACCGTTTGCTCCATTTGATCCATTGGGGCCTGTAGGTCCCGTTCCCCCAGTAGGTCCTCCGGCTCCCGTAGGTCCTGTTGCCCCGGTATTCCCGGTATCTCCTTTCAACTGGGCATGTACTGACGCTGGTAATGAACCAACATTAGTCATGTCATCATATGCGAAATCCGTACTGTCCTTACTGTCCAAAGTGGTCGCATTACCACCACTCCGGTTAGCGACATCTCTTGATCTACTCATTTAATTTCCTCTTTAATATGTATTAACCCCATGAGATTAATGTGATGATGTCACTAGCTGTCGCTCCTGCTGCCAACGTGACTGAACTTGTGTTTGCTGTTGCTGAGTAATCGCCGGAAGACATCATTACCCCGTTAAGATAAACGTCCAGCTTAACTACTGCCGTATAAGTAGCACCTCCACTAAACGTGAATACCGTCTGGTTTGCTGTAGCGGTGAATTCCTGCTTAGTTCTTCCTTGGGCTGCTTGAGCCGCGCTGGCGGCTGCTGCCGTAGCTGAGTTTGCACTAGCTGTAGCACTATTAGAACTAGCTGTAGCCGAACTTGCCGCATTGGTGGCACTGGTAGATGCTGCATTTTTCGAGGATAATGCTGCCGCTGCGCTATTAGAACTAGCCGTGGCCGAGTTGGTCGAATTCGTAGCACTACCTTGACTTGCGGTTGCGCTCGTGGCACTTGCCGCAGCACTCCCAGCCGCCGCTACTTTACTGGCATTAGCATTTGTTTCTGAGGTTGCCGCAGCTACCTTCGAGGCAAGCGCGGAAGTAGAACTCGTTGCACTACTGTTTGCGCTGGTGGAACTAGCGGCTGCTGAGTTGGAAGCTGCTGTGGCCGAACCAGCACTTGCGGCAGCACTCGTGGCACTATCGCCAGCTTTAGTAGTTGAAATTACTGCTTGTGCTGTGGATATCCCGGCCTGTGTCGTTGAAGTAGTGGCACTTGCGGTTGCAGAGTTCTGTGATGCAAGAGCATTCGTTTCACTGGTTGCCGCAGCGTTCTTAGATGCTAACGCACTTACGGCATCTGCCTGACATGAATTGACTGCCGCAGTTATTTCGACAATAGTCAGCTTATTAAATGCATGGATGGTTACTACATCACTGACAGAAGCACCAGTACCTAAAGTAACTGTATTACCTGTGGTCAGTGTGTAATCAGTAGCATCCAGTAGAACCCCATTAAGATACACATAGGTCGTGTCAGGAGTAGGGAATGCCAAGGGCAAACCATCTCTGTCGTTGCCTGTGAACACTGTTTGGGCAGCCGTAGCAATGAATTCATAAGAATCCAATGACGCTTCCTCAAAGGTAGCAATAGCTTTCCAAGCGTTCTGTGCGTATACCCAAAGCGAGTTATCGGAAGTCCTGAAGAATATCATCCCAGCCGTAGGACTCGATGGGTATGTAGTTCCAATTTGGAACAAGGTAGTCCAGTTATTCAGGGTGCTTATCTGCGAACCAACCTGATTGACATTGGTTATGTCATTACCAACAATATTGACGTTAGCTATGTTTGCCCCAACCGTTTCGATTTCCGAAAGGGTTTCATTGAGGTCATTAGCTACAGTCTCAATTTCAGAGATAGTTTCATTGAGGTCATCAGCGACCTTTTCTACATCTGGAAGCCCAGCCGCTACCGTATCGATATTCGATTTGTTAGCGTTGACTGCATCAATATTAGTCTTGTTCGCGTGGACCGCATTGATGTTGCTTTCGTTCGCCTGGACCGCATCGATATTGGTCTTATTAGCGTGAACCGCAGTAATATTAACTTCATTTGCTTTTACTGCATCAATATTAGTTTTATTGGCATGAACCGCATCAATGTTCGCTTTGTTAGCATGAACCGCATTGATATTAGACGCATTATTATATACCGCATCAATGTTAGTCTTATTCGCATTGACCGCATTGATGTTGGTTGAGTTGGTTGATACCGCAGTAACATTAACTTCGTTGTTTGCTACTGCCGTAATATTAGACTCATTTGCCTTTACCAAATCTATGTTGGTTTTGTTGGCATTTACTGCAACCACATCGGTAATGTTGGCGGCTACGGCATTAATATTAGCTATATCATTTGATACCGTAGTGACCTCAGTACCGAATGTGGTATCGAGGTAACCCTTGGTTGCTACTTGTCCCGCAGCCGTGGGGTCAGGCACGTTGTGCATCGTCTTGCCTTCCATATCCCAAGTATCAGCAAGGTCAGGAATCAGACTTTCTTCTGCTCTGTCTCTAGCTTCTTCAGCCAGATACATCATTTGTAAAGCATTAAGGTCCAAGTCTTGTTCAGTCAGCATGGCCCCTGTAGCGAAATCTACAAGAGGGGCCGCTGGTGTAACTCGTTGGACTCTAATATGGGTGCCCACTGGTACAGGGGCTACGAAAGTAACGGTATTACCATTCCAGGTGTAAGCTGTAGTAAGTGTACCGTCTAAGTGAATCTGTACATGACTCTCCGCAATATAAGGGAAAGGCAATTGTATAGAGTTGACCACCACCGTAGTAGTGGTCTTATAAATACTGCTCATCTACTGCCTCCAAATAGGGTCATAGGCCGGTTAGGCACTAAGTTAGGGTTATTTCGTAATAGCATTAGTTTTGCGGCGGCTTTATAGCGTCGAATAACCCGTTTAATTAGCTTAACCTGAATTGGATCAGGCTCACCGGCTACTTGCATATACTGTCGGTTGGGGTCATAGGCATAATAGCCACTCTTCATCTCGGATTGAATAGCAGCGAGCATCGTTTTATGCCCATATTCAGGGAGTCGAAGAGTCCCCATGAGTTTAGACCACTCAGAGAATTGGTGTGAGGTCAACTCAACCCCGTTAAAGGAGTGAGTAGGGCCACTAAACCCATGATTTAGGTTAGCCATTTCGGTTAATACCCAATCATGTTTCTGTTTCTCTACAGGAAAGCCCCAGTTATGACCTGTGGGTATTTCAACACGCTTCCCGGTGATCCAATCGTACCGGTCTGCTAGGTCATCCTGATGCCAGGGTGATTTCCGCATTAGTTTTTCCACTAATCCATTTGCTTCTTTGAGATAAGTGGTATCTGTGATTGCCACATTGATTTGCTGGAAGATTGACGGCACCCAAGACGCTAAATGGTTCTCAACGATTGTTGCGGTCTGTGCATCCTTCCCGATTACCTGGGGACTGAACAATGTAGCGAGGTTAGCAACCCCCATGAGGGCGGATTTCTGACCAACGGTATCTGTGACTGCTGTTATAATGCCAGTGACAACATCAATAGCATCATCACCTTCCATGAGGGCCTCATTTTTAGCCGCTTCTGCTATGTTAGCCACGCATCCAAGCAAGATTCCAGCCGGGTCAGCTTTGTTGTACGAGACCCACTTACCATCTACCAGAATCGAGTTGCGTGGGTGCGTTCTCGCCCAAATTTTGTTGGCCCTAGGATCATCGGGGCCTCTACCTGTAAGTCCCCCCTGAACTGCGTAGTAGATACCCGCACCCACAAAGCTAGTTCCGACTATTTGTCGGCCTATAGCCTGTGATTTATGGATACCACCTCTTGCCATATCAGCTTGCCAGCGTTTACTGAGCATCCCAATACCCGGAGTTCTCTGGTAAGCCTTATTAATAAGGTCACTAGGAGTCCTGATGAACGGAAGGAAGATACCCAATACAGGATTGGCGTTGACCGCTTTCTGGGTCATATCCACGATACTGCCCTCATAAGCTGGCTTAGTATGTGTAACATCCCTTGCCATCTCCAAGGCATCAGCATTAGTCGCTAGGTTCCCATCGTCGCCCATCTTGGGTGTGAACCCATCG